TGCAATTTTGTTGAGTGGCTATATGCCACTGGTGCAGACGGTAACGTGCGGTGGAGCGAGCCAGCGCTGAAACAATGGCAAGAATACAAAGAGGCGCAGCAGTGAAAAAATTACCATTATGCTTTATCTGCCGAACAAATCCATGCCGGTCACCGGTTGCCTCGGTGTGCTCGCTAAAGTGCGCGTGCATGATGAATGGAGATGATTACGAATTAATAGCCGCAAACTTGCGCATTGAAATTTTAGCGGCCAAGGCCGCGATGAGTGGAAATTTATGAAAGAAAAAGTGACAGTATCAAAAAAACGCGGTAGCAATCCAAAAATGAAGGCGCAGTACCTGAAACGAGCGCGCCGTGGAATGTTAGGGTTTACGGTTACATGGCTAGACCCTGATCCGTTTGCTGATAATTCTGAAATAGAAGGCGGCGACATTGATCACGCTAACCCAACTCAAAAGCTCATTTGCCGCGATATGTGGAGACGCTGCAGCCAGTGGATTGTTAGCACTGAATTTACATGGGTTGTGATAATGCGCGTCTGCTGGAAAGAGTACACGAAAATCGAGGCTGTAGACTGCCACCATAGATTTACATGCTCTTTGCGCGGCAATAAATCAGAAATTCTAAATGATGCAATGGAGAAATCGCTGAAAGAAGTTATTGCTGGGAACAATCACTACAAGGATGGCGACCCAAGAAAAGGAACCTATTCACATTGCGAGTTTCTGGCGCAGGTTGTGGGGGTGTGATGACATGCAAAGGCCGTCTAACAAGCAAAGCCGTGGAATAAACAAGCAAGAGCGCGAATTCATGGCGTGGTGCAAGGAGCAGCCTAGTATAGTTTCTGGCGCATACGGGGTAGAGGTTCACCATTGCGTAGGTTCTAGCGCAAAAACCTATGTTGGGGCAGAGCGGGTTCATATCGGGCATATGTATTGCATACCGTTAACGCCAGAGGAACATAAGTTTTTTCACTCTAACAAAAAAGAGTTTGAAGAATTGAACGGCCCACAGAGAGAGCTTTGGCTAGCTTTAATAAAGAATTACGGGAAGCCAATACCGGTAAATGTAATTAAGGGGATCGCTGAATATGGACGGTAAAGGCCTAGAAAAGCTATTACAAGAGAGCTGCAAGCTGCAAGGCGTCGACTGTACGCGGTTGCGCGATGCTGGATGGCAGGGTGAAGCAACGCAACGCAGGTTTACTATAAAGAACATTTGCGATTTTATCTTGTTTGACCAAGGTGCAATCGTTTATGTTGAGTGCAAGCACTCTAAAGACCGATTGGCGCTGTCCAGGCTTACGCAGCAGGACGATCTGATGGAAAAGCTAGCGCAAGTAAAGCCAAACCTGTTTGCTGGCTACATATGCCACATAGACGGAGAAAATTTCTACATAAGCGCGGAAGCCGTAAGGGTTTTTTCGATTCTGGGCAAAAAGTCGATTAACAAAACGGACGCAATGCGGATTGGTCGGCCGGTTTTATCTTTCACGCCACCTAGAGCCAGAAAGCCAAGGCTTGATATTGAGTCGCTAATCCATGAGCTAAAAATCCCTTTTTGATACTTAGCAAATCTTTACACTTCAAAAGCTTGATCGACCGGTCGCAATGTAAGATGATGACCTCACTGAAGCAATAACGCGACAGAAAAACAAGCGGGCGAGTAAAATGTCAAAAAAAATTACTGCAATTTGCATTAAATATTTGTGCGAAGAAAACAAAACACACGACTTATTGGCTATTGTAAATGGTAGCCCATCAACGCCAATGGCGTGCGTAAAGGCTATGCAAAAATGCGATAACGTATTTGTAAAAAGCTGCCTATTTCGCCACCCACTAAAAGAAATTTTAGAATGCCAAACGGTGAGCCAAAATGCCAGCAATTGAAAATAAAGGATACAAGGCAAAAAGCAAAGCATCCCAGCGCCAAGCAGCAAGAAATCAAGGGCTTGTTAGATTTTGCCCGAGTGACGTATGGGTGACACCTGCAAAGCTGGAAAAGTTAAAACTACGTTACGCACAAATTTTAGCCGAAGTAATCGGCAGCGAGGATTAAATGAAATATTTATTTGGTGGTATTGGTGAAAGTTTGGCGGAGGTTGTATCAAAGATTCCGGCCGGTAATCGCATTCTGTCAGGTGCACGGATTGCCGGCGCATGGCAGATCACATACATGCAGGATCGCGCAGCATGAGCGACGAACGCGACATTGAGCAAAGCGAGCAACAATTCATGGCCGCTGTAGATCGAGCGATAGCGGAAATACGGGCAAAGGTGCCTAGCCATGGTTCTAGCCCTTGGTGCGCTTGTGGCAATGAGATTCACCCGCTTAGAGCAAATGCCGGTTACGGTGCTTGCATTGAGTGCGCAAGAGCGGCAGAAGTTAAGGGCAATCTTTACGGGGTGGCGCGATGCAAAAGTTAATATTTGTTTACATGATGCTGATTGCCTCATGTTGTGCGCTGGAATCAAAAGCTGATGGCGTCTACGTTGGAGGGTGGTCAAAGCACGTCAATCAGAAAGCATGGGAGAAAGCAGGCTATAAAATCAACCAGCAGCAAAACATGCTTGCGGTGGAGTTTGGCGGAAATATCGCAGGAAAGTACACAAACACGTTCGGAAAGGAAACCTTTCTGGCTGCGCACCGGTTCGACCTGTTCGCACTGGATGACATAAAGCTAAGCGTTTTAGCCGGTGCAACCTACGGCTACACGTTCTGCAATACGCCCGATAAAATGGCAACCGGAAAAAAACTATGCCCAGCGGTAACGCCAGAATTGCGCTATACTCGCTATAAAATACAGCCCGCAATCATTGCTATTCATGAGGGTGTTGCGCTATTGGTTCGGGTTGAATTGGATTGATGAATTATTTACTAGTCAACGGGTGACGGTATGAGTGACAACGATCTCGATCTTGAAGATCAACCAAGACGCGGTGCGCCTAAAGGCAACCAGTTTTGGAAAGCCAGAGCAAAACATGGGCGCGATAAATTATTCGCTTCTGCAGAGTTGCTTTGGGAGTCATGCTGCGAGTATTTCCAATGGGTTGAAGATAACCCGCTATGGGAGGCAAAAGCGTTCTCATACCAAGGGGATAGCTGGATAGAGTACGTGCCAAAAATGCAGGCCATGACAATCGGCGGGGCGTGCATTTTCCTTGAAATTGACGAAACAACATGGCGAGCATGGCGTAATGACAAAGATTTTTCCCCCGTCATCACGCGAGCTGAGAAAATAATCTATCAACAAAAGTTCACTGGCGCCGCTGCCGACCTTCTTAATGCCAATATAATAGCAAGAGACTTAGGGCTTAAAGATGTAGCCGCGCACGAGCACACCAGTCCAGATGGCTCAATGACGCCTAAAGCGTTTGACCTATCCCAAGTATCCACCGAGGATTTACAGAGCCTTGCAATCATTGCCGACAAACTTAACGGGGCTGCTAAGCAATCCTGATTTAATACTGGATGAAATAGCAAGGCGCGACTTCTGGGAATACTTTTGCCGCATAAACCCGAAGATCAAAAAGGGTTGGTGGCAGAGGGACGCCGCACAGAACTTACAGCAATTTTACGATGACCTGATAGCGGGCAAACGTCCATCTCTTGTTATTGAGGCACCCCCACAGCACGGAAAATCTGAGCTAATCGTTATATTTATTTCATGGCTAGCCGGTAAGCATCCAGACTATCGCACGATCTATACCTCATTCAGTGAACGTCTTGGCGTTAGGGCAAACTTGAAGCTGCAAAGGCTTTACGATATGCCGATTTACCAGCGGATATTCCCGCTAACCAGAATACCTTCATCATCGTCAACATTAGCCGCCCGCAGCAGAGAGCTGTTGGAGTACGTCGATCAAACAGGTTATTTCCGAAACACTACGGTAATGGGTTCGATTACTGGCGAAGGTCTTGATCTTGGTGTTATTGATGACCCGCTAAAAGGGCGAGAGGCGGCAAATTCCGAAGTAATAAGGGAAAAGGTATGGGACTGGTTTACAGATGATTTTTTCACCCGATTTAGTGAGCAAGCCGGACTACTGGCAATCCTAACGCGATGGCATGTTGACGATCCAATTGGCAGGCTTATCGCAAACAAAAAAGGCGTTAAGGTTTTAAAATATCCAGCCCTAGCCGATGAAGAAGCAAAGCTAATGCCGCATGACCCACGCACGCAGGGTGAAGGCGAGGCGTTATTCCCTGAGCACAAGAGCGCAGATTTTTTGCAAGAGCGCAAAACCGTTATGGCTCGCGCTCGGTGGCTTTCACTCTATCAGCAGTCTCCGATTCAAGAGGGCGGCGGCATGTTTAAAGTGTCGATGTTTAAACTCGTCGAGACTGTTCCCGCTATCCGAAAAACTGTTAGGTACTGGGATAAAGCTGGCACCGATGGCGGCGGGTGTAATACCGCTGGAGTCAAGATGGCTCAGACCAATGACGGACAATGGATAGTGCTCGATGTGGTCAAAGGCCAATGGTCGGCACTTGAGAGAGAGCGGCGCATAAGGCAAACGGCAGAGCTAGATGGGCATGGTGTCGAGATATGGACAGAGCAAGAGCCTGGCTCTGGCGGCAAAGAATCTGCCGAGAATACTGTCAGAAATTTGGCGGGGTATGTGATTAAGGTAGAGCGCGTGACAGGCGATAAAGCACTTCGCGCGGAACCGTACAGCGCGCAAGTCGAGTCTGGCAATATCCTACTGCTAAACAAAGAGTGGACAAAAGATTTTATTGATGAGCATGAAAACGCCCCGCACGGTACATTCAAAGATCAGTGGGACGCGGCTGGCGGTGCATTTAATAAGCTGGCATCTTCGACCTATGATATTATGAGCGCAGTTTAACCAATTTTAGGTATGTGATATGGCCGCCAAGAAAGCACCACCTAGCAAAGTAATTGCTGCTGACACCCTAACAAACCTAGTTAGCGGCATGGCCGTAGTTGGGCAGGATAAAGCGGCTAGTAACAGATATTCGCTAACACTCATTGATCAACAAGAGCTGGAAAATGCATATCGTAGCGATTGGGTGGCAGGCAAGGCCGTTGACATACCAGCAGATGACTCAACTAGCGAGTGGCGCACATGGAGCGCTACTGCTGAACAGATAAGCGCTATCGAGCAGGTAGAGCATAAATTCGGTGTTCAAGAAAAACTAAACTCGGCACTTAAAAAAGCCCGTCTATATGGTGGCGGTGCGATTGTTATTGGTGTTCGCGGCCAAGAAGACGCCGGCGAGCCGCTTGATATTGAGCGAGTCGGTCTAGGCGATCTAATGTATTTACATGATGTTTCGCGCCATGAATTAACAGCCGGACAAATTGAGCTTGATGTAGCTAGTGAGTACTTTGGGCAGCCGCAATATTATCAGTTATCTGGATTATCCACGGTTGTTACCATTCACCCTTCGCGCGTTGTGCATCTCAATGGCCGCGATTTACCGTCTCGCCAAACGGCTTGTTATGACGGTTGGGGCGACTCAATAATCCAGCGTATTGACGACGCAATCAAGCACTGCGCCATACCCCAGCAGCAAATAGCCACGATGATGATGGAGTCAAATGTCGATATTATTAGAATCCCAAACTTCATGGCAAATGTTGGCACAAAAGAATACCGCGAAAAGCTAATCACGCGCTGGCACCTTGCGGCGGTTGCTAAGTCGGTAAATCGTGCGCTCATGCTCGACAAAGAAGAAGAGTGGACAAAGCTAACCCCGAATTTTAGCGGGCTTAAAGATATTGCGATGATGTACATGGAAATAGCGTCCGGTGCATCTGATATTCCTGCAACAAGAATGCTTGGCAAGTCTCCCGATGGACTAAGTGCCACCGGTCAAAGCGACCTAGAGAACTATTACAAATCAATTTCTGCTATCCAGAAAAACCGCATATCACCACGCATGCGTAAGCTTGATGAAATCATTATCCGTAGTGCGTTGGGCAATCGACCTAAAGAGATTTTCTATACCTGGTGCCCGCTTTGGTCGTTAAGCGAAACGCAAAAGACTGATAACTTTTTGAAGAAGACGCAAGGGATCGTCAACCTTGTGAATGCCGGATTATTCAGCAGTGAGCAGCTATCCATTGCCGCGATCAACATGCTTGCCGAAGATGGCACCATGCCTGGCATTGAGCAGGATCAGATTGGCGAGATAGATGAGGCTGACCCAGAAGCCAAGGATCAATTCGATGCTGCTAAAAAATAGCTGTACATGCTGCGATAGCCGCTTAATCAATGATGCTCGCTTTGACCCAACGGGCACTACTACCACTCGAGTTAAATTTGAGCAGAATCTAGTTGCTCGGTTTAATCGGTTGAAGTCGCTGATTAACCAATCGATAAATCAAAACGATGTGTTTGCGCTTAAGTCGTTGCGCGTTGGTGACTCTGCATCGGCTCCAGCTATAGTGATGGATGCCGAAGCGCTGCCCGCTAGATCATTCACGTTCGACCGCCCAGCCGAAAAAGTACAGAAGTTTATGGACTGGCTAACTCAAGCACAAAACGGTGGAATTTTAGAGGTTCAAGGCGGTTCCGGTGCGGCTGGTGCTGCTCAATCGGCATGGATGAATACCTACATAGACACAGCCTATGCCAAGGGCATTCGTGATGCGGTTGGCAAGATGCGCAAGGGTGGCGCCAATGTGTCAAGTCGATGGGTAGAGCAATCATTTTTCAGACCGGTACATGCTGATCGCTTGGGCTTGATCTACACTAGAGCCTATAACGATCTTGACGGCATCACCAAGACCATGGATCAGCAAATAAGCCGCATCCTAGCTCAAGGTATTGGTGAGGGCAGAAGCCCGCGAGAATTGGCCGCACAAATCAATGAGCGAGTTGATAAGATTGGCATCACTCGCGCGCGCGTACTGGCAAGAACAGAAATCATAAGCGCGCACGCTGAGGCAAGCATTAACGCCTATGAAGAGGCTGGATTAGAAGGTCTTGAGGTAGATGTGGAGTTTTCTACAGCAGGTGATGGCTCTGTATGCGAAGAATGTGACGCGCTATCGGGTAAAGTTTTTACTATTAGCGAGTCTCGCGGTATAATTCCCGTCCATCCTTCCTGCAGGTGTGGATGGTCGCCCGTAGTCCAAAATGGAAGCGGCATAAATCTAGTCTAAATACTATCGAAACAATCGAGGTTAAAATGAAAATTGGTAAAAAACGAATCTATTCTGGTGAGACTATTGATAGTGGGTTTGGCCCATCTCTTGCTTCTGGTGATCTGGTTATTGTGGCTGGATTACAGGTTGGAGATTGGATTTATGTTAGGCCAAAGGGGTGCGTATGGATTTTTAGCGTACACAAAAGCGACCTAAAAAAATATAAAAAAAATAAAGATACCGCGAATCAATTGTCGATTTCTGAGTCGCTATCAAGCCCCAAAAAATCCAAAGACAGATACAAAATCGTTGACGCATCAGATAATCTTGATCAATCCAAGCTATCTATTTACTACGTTGGCGAGGAAGAAGATTTCTACGTACCAGTTTGCGAATGCGAATCTATGCACGCTGCAAATAAAGTCGTCGAGGCTTTAGGGGCTTTTGATGATGTAGTATTTTTTGGTGGAGGGAAATAATTATGCTGAGCGACATAGCCGATAAAAACGGCGACCAACTAGATTATGGTGTCGGGGGTAACCGTGATTAATTTTTTAAAGGCAATATTCAGTCGTGGAATGGCTAGAGATTTCCCAGTAGAGTTTTTTTCTTGCTGGGCTGGGATTCTGGCTTTTATCGCAATTATGGCCATTTGTATTTTTGGTAATCCAGAGGCCACATGCCTATGAGTAACTCCCCCGAAGAAACCCAAAAAATTCTGGATTGGGCAGTGCATCAGCTTGCCCTATGCCAGCAAACAAGATTTTACGGTCGAATCACGTTCATTTTTGAAGGCGGTAAAATCGTTAGGCGCACGGCTGAGTCTTCGGATAAGCCGCCAAAAATTGGGGGTGCTGAATGAAAATTAACTGGGATATTCTTGATCTAGAAGTCAATAAAGTTATTGCTAAGCACGACTCTGTTTTTAAAATTGAGGGGATGCTTAAAAGACTAAGCGCCGAACCAACAGATAAAAATGGCGATGCTTTAATATCTACTTGCGGGCTTCTTGATTACCGCTGCAGACAATTAGGAATGTCTGAATATATAAATATTGAATCCGAGTCCATATTCAAGATATCCACTGCAGACACGGCTTTTTTAAATCATTTATTTGTTAAAATAAATTCAGCTTCAAAAGTTTTAAAGATCAATCTGTTTTGTGACAATGGGGTAAATAAGCAAAAAACTATTAAATCAAAAAATTTATATTTTTCTGACATTAATTACTTCTGCGATGATTATCCCGTGAGAAACAAGTTTTTTTTATGGTTTTAATTAAATTAAAAAGATTGGCGGTGCTGAATGATTGAAAAAATAACAAAGGCTCTAGGTGGTGTTCGCGTTAATAGCATTATGCGTGTTGATGAAAACTCCATGGTTGCGCAATTAGATGTTTCGCTTGATGAGTATATTGCTGCAAGAGGCGGTAGGTTTGCCAAAAGAAAATACGGAGAATCCGATGTTATTACAACATCAATTTCATGGCTTGGAGAAATACATATGGTTTTCGTTTTCGGGTCTGGATTCAAGGAATTCTATAAATTTGACCGATGTGCATACGGTAGTTAGATCAATGAAAAAAATAATTTCAGGTCGAGAATTCATAAAAATGATGCGCCCAATGTTGGGTGTCACTCAGGGGTCTATTGTTTCGATGACTGTAACAGCGCGGGTTAACGATGTGGCAATAATAGAAATCGAGTGCCTAGCAAAATTAAATGACTGCGAGGTTAATATAGTTGATGTTGCCGCGACTGAATATAAGCCAGAAAAAAGACGGTTTATTGTTGAAGTTACTGAGGAATTTGACACAGCCACAACATAGTAATATTATTGGCATAAAATAGCGCCAAAATATCGGCGTATACGGTATTGAATCAATCAAGCCGCTCACCTTAACGGGTCGAGCGGCTTTTTTTTGGGCTAAAAATGACTCTTATTTTTACTGACACGCTAATGATGGACGCTAAGCCAAGATTAACGGCTGACGGCTACATGATCGCTATGCCAAAGGCTGCGCGCATTGGCTTGCAGGATTACATGGGTTCAGAGGTTGGCCGCCCAGACTTGAAAATAGTGTCTGTGTATCGCCCAGAGGAAGAGGTTTTTAATAAAGACTCTCTCGCAAGCTTTGCGCATAAGCCCATCACTATCGAGCATCCGCCTGTATTGGTTGATGCTGGAAACTGGAAGAAATACTCATCCGGCCAAATTGGTGATGAGGTTGCCCGCGATGGCGACTTTATCCGTGTGCCTATGATGATCGCAGACCAAAAAGCCATAGACGCAATAGGCAATGGCAAGGTCGAGCTATCAATGGGCTACACATGCGACATTGAGTTTGTAGACGGTATGACCCCAAACGGGCAGCCATACAACGCAATACAGCGCAACATTCGCGGCAATCATCTGGCGATAGTTGACGCAGCAAGAGGCGGCGCACAACTGCGCGTAATTGATTACAAACCACAAGAGATTAACACCATGACACACCAAGTAACTGTTGGCGGTATTCCTATTCAGGTTGCAGATGCCGCAAGCGCTGGCCTTATTTCAAAGGCGCTGAAAGATGCAGAGGTTGCAGTCGAAAAGGCTACCACTGACAAATCCGCGCTTGATAAAAAAATCGCAGACATGGAAACCGAATTGGCAGAACTTAAAAAGCTGCGCGAAACGGAAGCTGCAACTAACGACTCAATCGTTGCCGATCTTAAAAAGCAACTTGCTGATGCAAATAGCCCTGAAGCTATGGATCAAGCAGTTAAAGATCGCGCCACGGTTATCGACTCAGCTAAAAAACTTTTGCCTGCCGTTGTTGTTGATGGCAAATCAATCGCTGACATTCGCAAGCAAATCGTTGATGCGAAACTCGGTGATGCGGCGAAAGACTGGGACGAAAAACAAATCTCTGCATCGTTTGCCTCGCTCGCTTCGGCTGGTGCCGTGATTGACCCGTACCGTAAAGCGATTGCTGATGGTGCGACAAATGATGGCGCTAGCCCATACGAAAAGTATGTGGCAGACCTGAACGCAAACAAGTAACTTTTTTAATTTAGGAGGCCAATCATGGCTACTGTTCAAAGCACGTACTCAGAATTACAGCCAATCGGCCAAGCCGGTATGCCTGCAAGCGGTGATTTCTCTGCCGATACCCGCAACTGCGAAACTACTGCAGGTATTGGCTTCGGTGTTGCTGTTAGTCAAGGCGCTGCCGACTTGGGCGCGGTTATCGGTGGCGCTTCCGCTGCTGTTTTTGTGGGCGTTACCATTGCTGACAAATCAGTGCCATACAACGGCACCGCAGACGGCTATGCGCGTTATGACTCAATGGGCGTGATGACTCGCGGTCAAATCTGGGTTGTTACTGGCGGCATTGTTGCTGCTGGTGGCGATGTGACGTTTGCTGCAACGACTGGTGTACTGTCAAGCGCTGCAACCGGTGGATCACAATTCGCAATCGCACATGCACGCTGGATGACTGGCGCAGCAAGTGGCGGAATTGCATTACTACAACTTGGCGGCGCGTTACCTTCTGTGTAACACCTAAAAATTCTTGAGGAAAAAGACCATGACGCAATTTATTAATGACAGCCAAGCAGTTTCGTTTTTGCAGCAAACTCATGCGAGTGTTGAGGCTGAGCTTTATCGCATCAAGTACCCAGAGTATAACTACTCTGATTTGATGTTCGTTGACACCCGCGCTAACGAGTGGGCACGCACTGTAACTTTTTACAGTTCCGACTCAGTTGGTAAGGCTGGTTGGTTTAATGCCAATTCAACCAACATGCCGCGCGCTGATGTGAATATGGCGCAACACAACCACTCTATCCAAATGGCTGGCATTGGTTACGGCTACAACTTGGAAGAGATTAGCTTCGCAAAATTGGCTGGCCCAGTTGGTTCGCTTGATCAGGAGCGCATGTTTGCTGCTCGCCGTGCTTATGAGCAGTTCATGTACGGTATTGCGGTTGCTGGTGATACCACCAAGAACATGGCTGGCTTGATTAACAGCTCTGCAGTTACCGCTACCACGGCCCCTGCCGATGGTGCTGGTTCTGCGACCACGTTTGCAAGCAAGACCGGCGACCAAATCGCGCGCGATATCAACAACGAGCTGAGCGGCATGCACGAAGGCTCGCTAGGCATTGAGCTGGCGAACACCGTTGCGTTGCCTATTCAGCAATTTAACTTGCTGGCTACTAAGCGCATGGGCACTGCAGGCGATGAGATCACCGTGCTCGAGTGGTTGATGAAGTACAACGTCTACACCGCTCAAACCGGCCAGCCTTTAAAGATTCGCATGTTGCGCGGTTTGAATGCTGCTGGTGGTTCTGGCACTGACCGCATGCTGACTTATGTCAATGATCGTGACGTTGTTAAGCTTCATTTGCCAATGGCTCACAAGTTTATGAATGTGTACCAAACCGGCCCAATGTTGTTTGAGGTTCCTGGCATTTTCCGCACTGGCGGCGTAGAGATTCGTCGTCCTAATGCGGTTCGTTATTTAGACGGAGTCTAGGCGTTTAGTCCAACTGCCCCGCTTCGGTGGGGCTAACTTCTGGTAACTACAATGAAAGCGAAAATTACGAATAACACAAATGGCCCAAAAGGTTTTTATGTTGGGTTTAAGCAAAAAAATATTGCTGTTGGTGAGTCTATCGATGGCGACTTCGATGAATCGCTTCTTGTTTCGATTGAAAAAGTAGCGGGATTAACCGTTGATTTGATCGAAGAGGAAAAAGCCGTTTCGATTGAAAAAGTAGCGCCAAAAAAGGCCGATAAGTAATGCCATACACCACGCCAACATCAGCAGAATTTAAAACTCGTTTTCCTGCATTTACTGCGGTTGACGATGGCTATATTGAATTGATGATTGGCGAGGCTGCGCGCAATGTAGATGATTCATGGGCTGAGTTGGACTATCAGCCCGCGATCATGTTTTTAGCGGCGCACAATATGGTTGAAGATGGGATTCTAGGTCGCGATATTAATGCCAGCGGTGCGATTACATCAAGCAAGTTAGGTGACGCTCAGGACAGCTATGCAAACCCGGTGAATAGCGACTCATCAAGCATTTATGGCTCGACTGTATACGGGCGAAGATTCGCTCAATTGCAGCGCGTCAATGTTCAGGCGGTTGTTTTATTGTGATTAATTACTCGCGCCACATGCACCAAGATTTTACTTATTGGGCGCTTGATTCGGTGAATGAAAATAACGAGGGTGTGTTTGCTGCGCCGGTTAGTTTCAAATGCCGTTGGCAGGATACAAACAATTTAACACGCGCGGCTAATGGCCAAGAATTTATAAGCGCTGCGATTATTTACACATTTGATGCGTTGGCGCTTAAGGGTTATGTTAAAAAAGGCATCCAAGCCGATCTTGATCCTGTTGGTTTAGATGGCGCTTTTGAGATTAGAAATATTTCAGAAAGCCCAAATTTATCCGGCACCATATCACTGCAAAAGGTGACAGTTTAATGAGCGGAAGCATTAGCGGTTTCGATGAGGTTATGAGAAATCTTAATTCTCAAATAAACGGCATTTCTAATCGCTCAATGGCTGGGTTGATGGAAGCTGGGTTGAAGATTGAACAGAGAAGCAAGGAGCGTGTGCCTCGCGAGCATGGCAATCTATACGGAAGCTTCTACACTCGCCGCGCGCAAGATGGCAGTCTATCGGTTGAGGTTGGCAACAGCGCAGCATATGCAGCAGCAGTACACGAAAACCTTGAGCAAAAGCTAGCCGGTCAAGCAAGGCCAAGCGGCCTAGGTGTTTACTGGGGGCCACAAGGCGAGCCAAAGTTTTTAGAAAAAACAGTTAGCGAAAACGTGCAAAACATTGTCGCAATTGTTCGGCACCATGCGAGCGTGGGCGAATGAATAACGCTGCAAAAGATATTAAAGCTCGGCTTATTGCGCTTAGCGTTTTAACTGAGTGCTTTGTGGGTGAAGAACCTGCAGCGCCAAACGATGTTGTAACAATTTATGACACTGGCGGCGGCGCTCCTTTTTCAGAGATTGAATTGTTTAACCCGACAATTCAAGTACGCACGCGAGCGGTGAAATATCAAGACGCTTATGATTTACAGCTTGAAATAATGCGCGCGCTGATTAATCCAGTTTCGTTTGAAATTAACGATACAAAATACATCGGTGTATGGGCGCAGAGTGACATTATCAGCATTGGAAAAGATGCAAATAACCGTTCTGTTTTTACATCAAATTTTAATATAGAGAGGCAACCGCTATGAGTGAGATTGGTTACAACGGACGCGCTTT